TAGTAAATCATGGTACTTGCAGCCGTCAAAGTTATCCCATAGCCGCCCGTAGAAGGCGTTCCAACAAGAAACCGGCACTTAGGGTCATCCTGAAATCGTTTGATATTATCTTGTCTTTCTTCTTGTGGTGTCAAACCATAATAGGTAACAACACTGTCTTCTCCATATTCTTTACTAATATGTTTTACTAGCTCATGTACATCGTATTGATAGTGGGCCCATATCACAGCTTTGCCTTCTACCTCTTCTAGTAATTCCATAATTTCACTAAGCCTATTGTTTTTGATAGTTTGTATTGAACCATCATCAGCTTTAAAATGACCACAAGTTATTTGATGTAGTCGCATCAATTGTGTCAGTGCACTAGCACTGGTAACCATCTTGCCATTTAACTGTGCAAGAGCCATTTGTTTCATTTGTTTATATAGTTTGTCTTGTTCTGCAGACAAAGTAATTACACGTTTCATAAATGTTTTTTTAGGTAGATCTAAACAATCATCTTTTAGAACACGATAAGAAAAAGGTTTTAGTTTATCAGATAACTCACCTAAATTTTTATAGCCAACTACTATTTCAACCGATCTACCATTGAACATAGCTTTACGCATAATTGCGTATCTAGTTCTAAATGTATAATAAGAAGAATGGTCCAGTAAATACTCATCTAAAAATTCACATTGTTTATATAAATCTAGTGGTGACTTAGTTACAGGTGAGCCGGTAAGTATACGTCTATATTTTGCAGCCTTACCTAATGCTACAATATTTTTTGTACGTTTAGCTCCAGGGTTTTTAATAGTTGTTGACTCATCAATAGCCATATATGTATTGTGAGAGTTTAAAAAACGAGCCGCAAAGTCTACACCTTTTTTGGTAGAGAATGCTTCTACATTCATAACTAATATGTGTAAGTCATGACCTGTTTTAAACAGTGTGTCTAATTTTTGTTGCTGTGTTTTGTTAATTAGTGATTGCCATAACACAGTAGTAGGTTCAATATGGTCCGGTAAATGTGTGGGTATTTCTTGTGAGTACCAGTTTTTGTATACACCTTTGGGTGCAATAATGAGAGCCCCATTAATTTTACCATGATCATACAGCATAGCTATATTATCTATAGCAACTTTAGTTTTACCTGTTCCCATTTCCATAAAGTACGCAAATACTTTTTTCTTCCATGACTTTTCCAACGCAGTCATTTGATGCGCGTAAGGTTTTGTTTTAAATTTATAATCCATAGTTCTTCTTTCTAGTTGACAATATAATCATAAGCACCTATATTGTCAAGCATGAAAGACAGATCAGAAGTATATGTAATCCAAGAAATTCCAGGCACTCGAATAGGGAGACCTAAAATAAATATTATGGGCGCACAAAAATATGGCGACATAAAAGTTTTATTAAGGGAAGACTCTCAAATAATTTTTAGTCCTGGACCAATCGTATATAATCTTAGACAAAAGTTAAAAGACTTTACACAAGAAGATTATTTATTATTAACAGGTGATCCAGCTATAATTGGTATTGCATGTTCTATAGTATCCGATATAACAAATGGAATTTACAATTTGTTAAAATGGGATCGACAAGAAAGCACATATTATCCGATCAGAGTCAGTCTATACGAGAAAGGAGAAATAGATGAGTAATGAAAAAATAAAAGTATTCACAGGTAGTGGATCTTTTAATCCAAACGAGGACCTACAACAAATGTTTGTAGAAGATTCACCAGAACAAGTAAATGAATTAGCAAACGTCGATAGTTTGTCAAAGCATGTGCTAGACTTACAAAGATTAGAAACTGAAATTGAAAGAGAAGAACAGCTTCTAAAACAAAAGAAAGCACAAGCAGATAAAATATCAGCAGAAGTGATCCCTGAAATTATGGATCAGATGAAATTAAAAACTCTTAAACTTCAAGATGGTTCTGCCATAGAAGTTAAAGAAGTTTATAGCGCAACAATTCCTGTAGCACAAAAGGAGAATGCGTTTAGATGGCTTCGAGACAATGACCTGGGTGATCTTATTAAGAATGAGATTACTGTTTCCTTTGGTCGTGGCGAAGATGATAAGGCTAGCACTTATGCTAACCTTGCAGAAAGTCAAGGCTACCAACCACAACAAAAATTAAAGGTAGAACCTATGACATTAAAAGCACTGTACAGAGAGCGAGTTGAAAGTGGTGAAGATTTGCCTTCTGAACATTTTAATCTGTTTAAGGGAAACAAAACAAAAATAACAAGGAACAAATAACATGACACAAGAAACAAGTGACGTTACTATAAAAAAAGAAGGTAACTTACCAGCAGAGATGAATTTTATTCAGGATGCTGGTGCTGGACTTGAGAACATAGATAAAGACGATTTGGCTTTACCATTTCTCAAGCTATTACAAAGTGGTTCGGATGAAACTAAAAAGAAACATGCGAGCTATGTAGAAGGAGCAGAAGCAGGAATGTTTTACAATACAGTTACAAAAAGACTGTATGATGGAGAGAAGGGTATAGAAGTTATACCTTGCTTTTACAAATTGACATTCCCAGAGTGGGCACCTTTTGAAAGACGAGAGGGTAGACCTATCAGTCCGGACAGAGGCCCAGAAATCTTAGCTAAAACTAAGAAGAACGCTCAAGGAAAAGATGTTTTAGATAATGGAAATGAAATTATCAAAACAGCAAATCATTTTGTGATTATCAATGGTGACAAACCAGAGAAGGCTTTGATGGCTATGAAGTCTACTCAACTTAAAGTGAGTAGAGGTTGGAACTCATTGATGCAAGATCAATTTGAAACTGATCCTAAAACTAGCAAAGCTTTACCAGCACCAATGTTTTCACGAGTGTACAAATTACAATCTGTAGAAAACAGCGGAAGTTTCACTTGGCACGGATACAAAGTATCGTTAGCTAAGAAAGTGGATAACGCATCGCTATATCAAATGGCGAAAGAATTCCATAACTCTTTGAAACAGAGTAACGCTACGGCTACAACGGAAGAATCTAATTACTAGATTCCTCTACATGAGGATAGGGGTAGGGAAGCGAGAGTGGAACTACCCCGACCCGGGATCATTATGGATAAAGAATTTATAGAATTATTTAAAGGGTATGAAGGTGACTTTGGCATGGCTGACATGTCTAATACATCTGTTGATACAGATAAAAATAAAATAAAACCTAACTACGAGTGGGCAGGTAGACCTGTCACTGATGAAGATTACTCAAATCATTTACAAGGTAAAAAATCTATTGGTATACAACCATGTAGAATAGACAAGACTGCACAGTTTGGATGCATAGACATTGACCCACCAGACTACGGCACATTTAAAGTAGAAAATTATTTAGCATTATTTCAACAATATAAACTACCATTGGTTCCAATACTTTCTAAGAGTGGTGGATTGCATTGTTATATATTTTTAAAGGAGGCAATACCTACAGTAGATTTGATAGAAGCATTGAAAGCTTTTCTACTACCGCTAGGATTAAAACCTACAACAGAGGTTTTTCCTAAACAGAAAGAATTACAGAAGGATGACAAAGGCGACATAAAACCAGGAAACTTTATTAACCTACCATACTACAACAATGGTAGCTCAAATCGATATGCTATAGATAAGAATAATTCTAAACTATCTGTAGAAGAATTTATAAAGTTTGCCAATGAATCTAAGATAGATAAAGAAACATTAGATAAATTAGTAGAAGATACACACAGAAATATTTTAGTAGGCACCAACCCAGAGTTTGACGATGGTCCACCATGTCTAGCTCTATGTTCTAAAACAAAACTAGATGATGGCCGAGATAGATTTATGTATAACTACATGGTCTTTGCTAAAAAGAAATACAAAGACAAATGGCCTGACCAAGTATCCGCAGCAAACTATAGTTATCTTGAAACACCATGGGACAAAGCAAAACTAGATCTTAAAATAAAAGCATGGAAGGGAGAAACAGCAGGGCATACTTGTTATGAAGATCCTATCAAAGATAAATGTATGCGTAGTCTTTGTTATAAAAGAGCTTTTGGTGTTAAGTCAGACAGCATCTCTGTGTTTCCAGAAATACAAGATTTTGAGATGATTACCTATGCAGAACCAGAGTATAGATTCAATGTCATTATGCCAAACGATGACAAGATACAGGTTATTATTAGCAATACTAAACTAATGACAACACAAAAAGAAGTTTTAAATTTAGTGTGGCAACAAACAGGAGTATACTTTGAACCACTTAAACCAAAAGATTTTAGAGCAAAATTAAACGAGTGGCGTAGGAATGGACAAAAGATTACACCACCAAAAGGAACTCAGGTAGAAGACAGATTAGAAGAAGAGCTGTTCCAATACTGTATCAATGGACC